AAAGCCGCGCCCAGCACGTTCTCGATTTCTATAACTTCGTCCCCCATGTGAAGGGGCATTTGACCGGCAAACCGATCGAGTTGATGGACTGGCACACCTTCATCCTGATTAACCTTTTTGGTTTTGTCGTCCCGCTGATAGATGAAATTACGTTTGAAAGCATTCTTGACGACGATGGCGACCCCATGTTTGTGCGTCGTTTTCGTACCGCCTATGACGAAGTGGCGCGTAAAAATGCTAAATCAACGCTTTCGTCTGGTATCGGGCTTTATATGACTGGCGCAGACGGTGAGGGTGGTTCTGAGGTTTATTCCGCAGCAACAACCAGGGATCAGGCCCGCATCGTGTTTGATGATGCGAAGCGCATGATCAAGCTGGCCCCGAAGACGCTGGGCCGGTTGTTCGGCAGCAACAAATTGAACATTCACCAGGAACGGACAGGTTCAAAATTTGAACCTGTCGCCAGTGATGCGAACAACCTCGATGGTCTGAATATTCACTGCGGGATTGTGGATGAGCTCCATGCGCATAAAACCCGTGATGTTTGGGAGGTTCTGGAAACAGCAACTGGTGCACGCCTGCAGTCCCTTATTTTCGCTATCACTACTGCTGGTTTTAATAAAGAAGGTATTTGTTATGAGCAGCGGGATTACGCGATCAAGGTTCTGAAAAACTTCGATAACCCGGACCCACTTTCGATTAAGGATGACAGCTATTTTGCCCTGATTTATACCCTGGATGAGGGTGATGATCCTTTCGACGAGGCAAACTGGCCGAAAGCAAACCCCGGACTGGGAGTTTGTAAGCGATGGGACGATATGCGCCGCCTGGCTAAAAAGGCGAAAGAGCAGGTTGCGGCGCGGGTGGGCTTTTTTACCAAGCATCTCAACATCTGGGTGCAGGGTGAAAAAGCATGGATGGACATGGCCCGATGGGAAAAATGCCGTGATGCCTGGGAAGATGCCACTTCGGCCAACTGGTCAATGTGGCTGGGCGTTGATCTCTCCAACAAAATTGATATTTCAGCCGCAGTTAAAGTCTGGCTTGCTCCAAATGGTGATGTTTATGTCCGTTCCCGATTCTGGATTCCTGAAGGGCGTCTGGAGGCTTGTTCCAGGCAGCAGGCAGATCTATACAGGAAATGGAATCAGGCCGGTTTCCTTGAATTTACTGATGGTGATGTTGTTGACCATGCCGTAATTAAAGAAGAAACGATCGAATGGGCGCGCGGCGACTCGCTGAACGAGTTTGCATATGACCCGTGGAGCGCAACCCAGTTTGCGCTAGCGATAGCTGCTGAAGGGGTGCCGATTGTTGAAGCCCCTCAGACGGTGAAAAATCTGTCAGAAGCAATGAAGGAAGTCGAGGCGAAGATTTACGCCGGGCGTTTCCATCATGATGGCAATCCGGTGATGACCTGGATGATGTCAAACGTCACCGTCAAGCCTGACAAAAACGAGAATATTTTCCCCAACAAATCCACACCTGAAAACAAAATAGACGGCCCTGTCGGAATGTTTATTGCGATGAGTCGCTTGCTTGTAAACGGCGGCGAACAACAGGACAGCCTCTCTGACCATCTGGAAAGTTACGGCGTCCGTTCATTATAAAGAGGCAGTTATGATCCTGATGATTCTCGCCCCGCTGATCGGGGTGATGGGCGCTATTTTGCTTTCGTTTGGTGTATGGATGATTTATCCGCCAGGAGGCTTAATCAGCGCCGGTGTGCTTTGCCTTATCTGGTCATGGCTGGTTTCCCGCACGCTTTCGCTGGCCGGGAAAACATTGCGAGGAGGGACTGACTGATGTTTTTCCCCGGGATGTTCAAAAAAAGTGATACCCCTGTCACTACTCCGGCAGAACTCGCTGAAGCAGTGGGAATGACTTACGACACCTATACAGGGAAAAGGGTAAGCAGCCAGAAAGCCATGCGGTTAACAGCGGTATTCGGTTGTATACGGGTTCTTGCTGAGTCTATGGGCATGCTGCCCTGTAACCTGTACAAGGTAACCGGAAACAGCAAACAAAAAGCGACTTCCGAAAGGCTGCATAAATTACTGACGATGAAGCCAAATGATTACATGACCCCTCAGGAGTTCTGGGAGCTGGTCATTGTCTGTCTTTGTCTTCGCGGTAATTTTTACGCCTACAAAGTTAAAGCGCTTGGCGAGGTGGTGGAGCTTCTACCCATTGACCCTGGGTGTGTTGAACCAAAGCTTAACAGCCAGTGGCAGCCGGTTTACCAGGTAACATTCCCCGATGGCTCAACAGATGTGCTTGGGCAGGATGATATCTGGCATGTCAGAACGCTTACCTTTGACGGGCTGGTGGGACTGAACCCTATAGCCTATGCAAGAGAAGCAATATCTCTGGGAATGGCAACTGAGGAACATGGGGCGCGGTTGTTCTCAAATGGCGCGGTTACCTCCGGTGTACTCCGCACTGAACAAACGCTCACTGACGCTGCTTATGCAAGGCTGAAAAAAGATTTTGAGGATCGACATCTCGGGCTGAGCAACGCGCACCGACCAATGATTCTCGAAATGGGACTGGACTGGAAGTCGATGGCGCTCAATGCGGAAGACAGTCAGTTCCTTGAGACCAGGAAATTCCAGCTGGAGGAAATATGCCGCCTGTTCCGGGTGCCAATGCACATGGTGCAGAACACTGACCGCTCGACGTTTAACAATATTGAAAACCTCGGCATGGGGTTTATCAATTATTCACTCGTTCCGTATATGACCCGCATTGAGCAGCGAATCAACATCGGGCTGGTGAAGGAATCAAAGCAGGGCGTGTACTACGCAAAATTCAATGCCGGCGCATTGCTTCGCGGGGATATGAAGTCGCGATTTGAGGCGTATTCAACAGGCATTAACTGGGGAATCTACTCACCAAATGACTGCCGGGAACTTGAAGAACTTAACCCACGCGCAGGCGGAGATATTTACCTTACGCCAATGAACATGACGACGAAGCCGTCAGACAGCAGCAAGAACAAAACAACCGAGGAACAACATAATGCCGATGACTAAACAGCGGCTGGATATTCCGCTACAGCTAAAGTCTGTCAGCGACAGCGGGGAGTTTGAAGGTTATGGCTCTGTTTTTGGCGTAAAGGACAGCTACGATGATGTTGTCGTGCCGGGCGCTTTTTCGACCTCCCTTCAGGCATGGAAAGAAAAGAATGCTCTCCCTGCATTACTCTGGCAGCACCGCATGGATGAGCCCATCGGTATTTACACTGAGATGAAAGAGGATGAGGTAGGCCTTTATGTTAAAGGCCGGTTACTCATTGATGATGATCCCCTTTCGAAACGCGCTCACGCCCACATGAAGGCCGGTTCTTTAACCGGCCTTTCTATTGGTTACATGCTGAAAGACTGGGAGTACGACCGTGTTAAGGGTGTGTTCCTTCTTAAGGAGATCGACCTGTGGGAAGTCAGTCTCGTAACGTTTCCGTCGAACGATGAAGCGCGTGTAAGTGATGTCAAAAGCGCATTTTCACGCGGAGAAATCCCTTCTCAAAAAAGTATTGAACGAGTCCTGCGCGATGTTGGGCTCTCACGCACCCAGGCTAAAGCATTCATGGCCGGGGGGTATTGCTCACTTTCACAGCGTGATGTTGATGAAGTGAGTACCGCACTGGATGCACTGAAAAACATCAAATTTTAATCAGGAGTTAATTATGTCAGTTGACGTTAAAGACGTAGAGCAGGTCGCGCAGGAACTGCAGGCGAAGTTTGATGCGTTCAAAGAAAAGAACGATAAGCGCCTGGAAGCAGTTGAACAGGAAAAGGGCAAGCTGGCGGGAGAGGTTGAAACCTTAAACGGCAAGTTGTCTGAACTGGATGAACTTAAATCTGCGCTGGAAGAGGAACTGAAGCAGGTTAAACGTCCAGCCGGTGGTTCTCAGAGCAAAGCCGCAAGCGAACATAAAACCGCCTTCATTGGTTTTATGCGTAAAGGTAAAGATGATGGGCTCCGCGAACTTGAACGCAAAGCTCTGCAGGTTGGTGTGGATGAAGATGGTGGCTATGCTGTGCCGGAAGAGCTGGATCGCACGATCCTTAATCTTCTGAAAGATGAAGTGGTGATGCGCCAGGAAGCGACAACCATTACAGTCGGCGGCGCTAACTATAAAAAACTGGTTAATCTCGGCGGTACGGCTTCGGGATGGGTTGGTGAAACGGATGCCCGCCCGGAAACCGATGCGTCTAAGCTCGGTCAGATTGAGCCGTTCATGGGGGAAATTTACGGTAACCCGCAGGCCACTCAAACCATGCTGGACGATGCTTTCTTCAACGTCGAAGACTGGATCAACAGCGAACTGGCAATTGAATTTGCAGAGCAGGAAGAAATCGCCTTTACCAGCGGGAACGGGACGAAGAAGCCGAAAGGTTTTCTGGCATACGCCTCCACGCTTGATCCGGACAAGACTCGTGCATTTGGTACTCTCCAGCACATTCTCTCTGGCGCTGCGACGGGTGTAACGGCTGATGCGATCATCAAACTGGTCTACACGCTGCGTAAAGTGCATCGCAATGGCGCGAAGTTCATGATGAACAACAACAGCCTGTTTGCTATCCGAATCCTGAAAGATTCAGAAGGCAACTACCTGTGGCGTCCAGGTCTGGAACTGGGTCAGCCTTCATCTCTGGTTGGTTATGGTGTGGCAGAGAACGAACAGATGCCGGATATCGCTGCTGACGCTAAAGCAATTGCATTTGGCAATTTCAAGCGTGGTTACACCATTGTTGACCGCATTGGCACCCGTATTCTTCGTGACCCCTACACCAAAAAACCATTCGTTGGTTTCTATACCACCAAACGCACCGGGGGAATGCTGGTGGATTCTCAGGCCATTAAACTGCTGCAGATCGGCACTGGCGCCTAATTCTCTGGGGCTTCGGCCCCAATTTCCCGAGGTGATTTATGCCTGAATTATTGCGTGAACTTAAATGGTCCCCAGATGGTTGTATTGTTGAATCCATTCCCGCTGGGGTGTATCCGGACGGTGAGTTACCAGCCCGCGCTGAGGAAATTGCTGCCGAACTTGGCATTATTAAATTTGGTGGTGGCGATGTTCATATCACTGCAGAGCCAGAGCCAGAGCCAGAGCCAGAGCCAGAGCCAGAGCCAGCGGCAACAAAACGTGGGAAAGCAAAATGAAACCATCTATTGCCGAACTGCGGCAGCAATGCCGGATAGACAGCGATGATGTTTCTGAAGATCAGACACTGGCGATATATCTCAGTGCAGCAAAGTCCCATGCAGAGAAACTTGTAAACAGGTCTCTCTACGATACGAGCATCCCGGATAACGACCCTGATGGCATCATCATCAGCGACGATATCAAACTGGCGTTAATGCTTCTTGTCAGCCACTGGTACGAGAACAGAGAACCGGTAAATATTGGCAATATTACAAGCACGTTGCCGTTTGGTGTTCAGGCTCTCCTGGGGCCGTACCGGAAGCACCCGGGAACATAAGGAGGGAGCATGCAGGCAGGTCGATTACGCCATCGTGTCACTATCCTGAACTTTGTTTCTTTTCGCGATACGACAGGCCAGCCGGTTGAAGAGTGGCAGGAGGGAAAGACTATATGGGCGGAGGTGCTGGGCATCAGTGGCCGGGAGCAGTTGCAATCGGGTGCGGAAACGGCGCAGGCAACGATCCGGGTGTGGGTCCGTTTCCGGCGTGATGTGACTGCTGCGTCAAGATTAAAAGTGCTGACAGGCCCATTTAAAGGCGCGGTACTGAATATCATCGGTCCTCCCATTCCCGACAGTAAAGCCACCAGGCTGGAAATACTCTGTAAAAATGGAGCGGAAAAATGATTGATATCAGTCTGGATTTTTCTGGCCTTGAAGCGATTTCCCGCGATCTTGAATTACTGAGCCGCGCCGAAAACAACAAAGTTCTGCGTGATGCCACTCGAGCTGGTGCTGAGGTTCTGAAAGACGAGGTGATAGTAAGAGCGCCTGAACGAACCGGAAAGCTGAAGAAAAACGTTGTGGTGCTGACGCAGCGATCGCGTAAACGCGGTGATATTTCATCCGGTGTTCATATTCGTGGTCGAAACATGCGAACGGGTAACAGCGATAATTCAATGAAAGCCTCCGATCGACGCAACGCGTTTTACTGGCGATTTGTCGAAATGGGCACAGTGAATATGCCCCCACATCCTTTTGTTCGTCCTGCGTTTGATACGCGCGAAGAACTGGCCACGCGAGTCGCTATGAAACGCATGAACCAGGCGATTGATGAGGTGCTGAGTAAATGACGGAAGATGACCTTTATCTTTTGCTGAAGCCTCTGGCCAGTGGACAGGTTTATCCTTACGTTGCGCCGCTGGGTAGTGATGGTCAGCCCTCGATATCGCCACCATGGGTAATTTTTTCACTTATTTCTGATGTGACCTCCGATGTTCTTTGCGGACAGGCCGAATCAGGAATATCGGTTCAGGTGGATGTTTACTCACTGACTCTCAAAGAGGCGCGGAATCTTTGTGAGATGGCGCTTCAGGTGGTTAAGCCACTCAATCCCACCAATATAAGCAAAACCCCTGGTTATGAACCAGAGAACCGGTATTACCGGGCGACGCTGGAATTTCAGGTCACTGTCTGACAAATCCATTAACTCACAGACCCGCTACGGCGGGTTTTCTATTTTCAGGAGACAAATATGTCCTCACTGTATGAAAAATCGCAGGGTACTAAAATTCAAATCACCTCTGCGCCAGCGACACTGGATACGATTGGCGCCGCAACCTGGCTGGATTTGCACTGTACTATCAAAGAAGTCCAGTTTACTGGCGGTCAGAAGCAGGACATTGATGTCACCACGCTGTGTTCCACCGAGCAGGAAAACATCAACGGCCTGGGCGCTCAGTCAGAAATCTCCATGTCCGGTAATTTCTACGTTAACCCGGCACAGGATGCGTTGCGTGAAGCTTACGATAACGACACCACGTATGGTTTCCGGATTGTCTTCCCGTCTGGTATTGGCTTCCAGTTCCTGTCTGAAGTCCGTCAGCATACCTGGTCTTCAGGAACAAACAGCGTGGTGGCCGCAACGTTCTCGCTACGCCTGAAAGGTAAGCCGACGAAAATTGATAACGCGCTGCGGCTTACCACCGATCTGCCTGACACCAAATCCGTTTCCTCTGGTGCGGCATTGTCACTGACGGTTGTAGCGGCTGGAGGAACAGCACCTTATTCCTACGTCTGGAAGAAAAGCGGCAGCGCGGTTAGTGGACAGACGACAGCAACGTTCAACAAGGCAAACGCTGCTGCAGGTGATGCCGGTGATTACGTTTGTGAAGTTACCGACGCCTCCACACCTGCTGGAAAAGTTACCTCAGCAACCTGCGTCGTAACGGTAGCGTAAATCATCTTCTTTAATCAGGGATAAAAAATGGCTAAGAGTCTTAAAGAACTGGCGCTGTCCAGGGCGTCAGCATTTCGTCATATTGATGTAATCGTGCCGGAATGGGATGGCGTGAAAGTTGTTCTTCGTGAACCATCAGCAGAAGCATGGCTTCACTGGCAGGATGTAATTAAACCGAGAGAGACGGAAGGCGAGTTATCTATCTCTGAACGGGCACACCGTAATCTACGCGCTGATGTTACGCTTTTTATCGATGTGTTGTTTGATGAGCATGGCGAACCGGTGTTCAGTAAGGAAGATTTTGCCGAGGTTGAATCGGTTTATGGTCCAGTCCACGCGCGTCTTCTTCGTCAGGCACTCAACCTGACAACTGATCAAAAGGAGGCTGAGGGAAAGTAGCTCAGCCCGGAATGCGGTTTTTGATGTCGCTGGCGCTTCGTATGGGGCGCACTCTTTCAGAGCTTCAGGTAGTGATGTCAGCCAGTGAACTTAGGCTGTGGGCTGAGTTTGATAAACATAGTCCAATAGGTGACATTCGTGGTGACATTCAGGCGGCGCAAATTGCTACCGCTGTGTTTAATGCACAGGGCGGCAAGGCCACTATGAGTGATATGTTGCTGCGATGGCAGCGTGATCATGATGAAGAAGAGGCCGATCCATTCGCAGGGCTTGAAAAAGCATTGATTGCCGCAACGCAATAATTCTTCACACAACTCAATTACAGATATACGATTACCTCTGGAAATCATTGGAGGAATCATGGAGCCACTTTTTGTTGTATTCGGTGTTTTTGGTTGGCTAATCAATTTAATTATAGTTTTTTATTTATTACGTGTTAGTGTTAGGGCAAATGAACAGGTAGAAGCCCTTAAAGAAATAAATAAAAAGCAAGATGCTCAAATTGATTTATTGATACAAATAGCCCACCGAGAAAAATGATTATATGTGAGCCTCGCTTCGGCGGGGTTTTTTATTAGGTGGATTATGGCAACTCTCCGTGAACTGATAATTAAAATTTCTGCGAATTCTCAGTCCTTTCAGACAGAAATTTCTCGCGCTTCTCGAATGGGTAATGATTATTATCGCGTAATGCAAACTGGAGGTCGCCAGGCTGCAGCAGCTTCACGCGAGACACAAAGAGCGCTTGCCGAAGTAACCAATCAGATTAACACCGCCAAAGCATCTGCATTGGGTATGGCTGGCGCGTTTGCAGGGGCTTTTGCTACAGGTCATCTAATTTCACTTGCTGATGAGTGGAACTCAGTGAATGCGCGACTGAAACAGGCATCACAGTCATCTGATGATTTTAGCGAATCCCAGCGAGCACTGATGGAAATTAGTCAGCGTACAGGAACTGCTTTTTCAGATAATGCCAGTTTATTTGCCCGTTCCGCTGCATCAATGCGTGAATTTGGATATAGTTCAGAAGAAGTATTAAAAATAACAGAATCTATATCAACTGGGTTGAAGTTATCAGGTGCCAGTACATCTGAAGCTAGTTCTGTTATTACTCAATTCAGCCAAGCGCTGGCTCAAGGGGTTTTACGCGGTGAAGAATTCAACTCTGTTAATGAAAACGGTGATCGCGTAATCCGTGCTCTGGCGGCGGGAATGGGGGTTGCTAGAAAAGATCTTAAAGCAATGGCTGATGCCGGACAATTAACCGCTGACAAGGTAGTTCCTGCGCTTGTAAGTCAATTAGGCACACTCAGGGGTGAGTATGAAGCGATGCCTCAGACTGTTTCAGCTGCGACTACAAAGGTTGAGAATGCGTTCATGGCATGGGTTGGCGGTGCTAATGAAGCCACTGGGGCAACTAGCGCCCTTGTTAGTGTGCTCGATACGATCTCAAGTAATATTGACACTGTAGCTACTGCAGCTGGGGTACTGGCTGCTATTGGCGGTGCCAGATATCTTGGGGGAATGTTTGGTGACATAGGGAACCAAACAGCGCAATTGATTGATGCCCGTAAAAATGAAATTGCCCTTGCGGCCGCTCGTGCCGAGTCCGCAACTCAATCACAGCGTAAAGCCGCTGCTGATGCTATAGCCGCAGAACGTACTTATCAGCTTGCTAAGTCTGAGTTGGATCTTGCCAGAAATACTAACGCTGAGGCTACGGCAACACAGAATGCTATTATAAAGCGTCGCGCGATGATTGCAGCTAATGCGACGTTGGTTCAATCAAACCGTGCTGTTTCTGCATCTCAGGATGCTCTTAATAAAGCAACCTCAGCGATGAATCTGTTTAAAAACGGAGCATCCGGGCTGCTTTCGTTAGTCGGAGGAATTCCAGGTATTTTGATGCTTGGTGCGGGTGCTTGGTACACAATGTACCAGCGGCAAGAACAAGCTCGTGAATCAGCTATCCAATATGCGGACACAATCGAACAGGTCAGAGAAAATTTAAAATCGATGTCTCAAACCCAGATATCGGCAAACCTTGGGCAAGCTAATATTTCACTTGATGCTCAAGATTATTCTATCGAGCAGCTAAAACTAAAAATTGCAGAGTTATCAAACCAACTCTATAACGCCAAACAAGCGGCGCAGTCTGCCTCAGAGGGGACGTGGCTATATAATGATGCTACTGAAAAAGCTGCAACATTTGCATCAGAACTAGCTATTGAAGAGGGGCGTCTTGAGCAGATGCTAAATAAGCGTCATAAAACTCAAGACTTAATAAACGACATTACGAGTGAGGCAATAGATAAAACCGTTGAAATGGCTGGTGCTGTTGGCTCATTAACGGAAATGTATACACGGCTGAACAAAGTCACTGGACTAGTGACGATGCCAACGCCTACTTATGCAGGTCCTGTTTTGCCCACCCTTGACCAAAAACAGCAGGCCGCTATGGACAAAGTGCAGCGGCAAAATGAATTAGCTGGTTTAAAGGGGATTGAAAAAACCAAAAGACAGGCAGAATTTGAAGCGTCTGACCTTAATCTTCCTGCTGGTCAATATGAAAAATATATAAATCTATCTGTTGAAGGAGAACGAAAGCTTCAGGCTATTCGGGATAGCAATCGGCAGAGTCGTGGTAAGTCGGATGCAGAAAAAACAGCGGATACTTACGACAAACTCATTAAGCAGCAGAAAGAGCAAATCGCTCTGGCTGGTCAGAATACCGAACTGGCAAAACTTAAATATCAGGTTAGCCAGGGGGAGCTTACTTCTCTCACCGAAGCGCAAAAACAAACCTTATTGCAGAATGCAGCGTTGATTGATCAGCAGAAAATCCGCGAAAAATTAGCGGCGTATGAAGCCAACCTCGCTGACTCAAACGCCAGCGCGCGAGCATCTAACCAGGCAGAACTTACCGGGTATGGACAGGGAAGCCGAATACGTGAACGTATGCAGGAAATGCTACGCATCCGGGAGGAATTTCAGCAGAAGAACGTTGATCTGCAGCGGCAGTACCAGTCAGGTGATATTTCTGAAGACCTATACCGTCAGGAACTGGAACTTAATAAACGTTATCTCGATGAGCGGTTACGAGATCAGGAATCTTACTACTCAGCCTCTGATGCCCAGCGCAGTGACTGGACAACGGGTATGCGTGAAGGTTTTGCAAACTGGGCTGACACTGCTTCTGATTACGCATCACAGTCTGCTGACCTGGTGAATAACGCAATGTCCGGGCTGGTGGGTAACATTTCTGATGCACTGGCCGGTAATAAGGTTGACTGGGAAGATTGGGCCAGTTCGGTGCTTCAGTCTATGCAGAAAATTATCCTCAATGCGATGCTGGTGGATTCTTTGCGCTCAGCCAGTAACAGCGGTTTTTTCAGTTCAATCGGCGGTATGTTTGGTGCGGGCGCTGGGGCTGCATCTGGTAGCACTCCTTCCGGCGCTTATAACTCTGCCGCTTCAGGCATAAAGCTAAATGCGAAAGGTGGAGCGTATGCTTCTGAAAGTCTGAGCGCTTACAGCAACAGCATTGTTAGCACACCGACATATTTTGCTTTTGCAAAAGGCGCTGGGCTTATGGGGGAGGCGGGGCCGGAAGCCATTATGCCGCTGACACGATCAGCTGATGGTTCGCTGGGTGTTCGCATGGTTGGTACTCAGGGGGCTACATCAGGCGGCGGTGATACGATTATTCATCAGCACTTCAACATATCCGGTAACGGTGATGCGGCACTTAAGCAGGCTATGCAGGAAGCCGCACGACAGGGAGCAAATGACGGTGCGAAACAGGCGCGTCAGGATTTGCTTCAGGACTTCTCTAATAGAGGTCAGGCGAGGCGCTTACTTGGCGTGTAAGCATTATTAATATTCATTAAGTCGAAAGGCGGGAGACAGCTATGACGTTAGAACGGCAAGTTGAGTCACTTGAATTTAAAGTAGGGTTTCCGAAAGAAAATGGAGTAAGAATTTCTTTAGGAGAAAATTTGACGATGTCATCTACGCAGCGCATTGGTAGTAACGTGTCGGTGAAAATTGGCAAAGCAACCGTAGCTACTATCCAGTACAGCGAAGACTTAACGCCAGAACTTACTCTGGAAGGGTACAATCAGCGGGCAAAAGAACATGCTCAAAATGTTGTTGCGAAGATTATTGAAGCGGCCACAAATCAGGCCGCGAATGGTTTTTATACCTTAAAATTAGGGATTAAGACTGATGCAGTCCTTTGAGATTGCCAACCCATTGCTGAATCGATGGGGAATCAATCTGTGATAACTCCTTAATGATTTGCTGGCGACCCTCATTGTCTAATTTCAAAGCTACGCTAAGAAGGATCATTTTAATATCATTTAATTCATCAGCGACTTCATTCAGGCTTTCTTTTTTTGAATTAAATTGAACTTTTGCACTTATTTCGTCCATATAACTCCCTTATCCAGAGGTAATCAGCCATCCCTCCTTTTATGAGTGCGCCAGTGTCCCACCACTGACGGGCTGAGTAACAACCATAACCAGGTATGTAAATCAGTAACATCCTGACAAATGATCAGTAGCGCCGCCGTGCGCAGAGTAATGCAGGAGAATCTATGGCTGCACTCGAATGGCCGGAAGATGTCTGTCCCGCGTCGCTGACCTGGCGACCAGAAAGTAATACCAAAACCTTTCGCTCTCCCTTCAATGGCTCATCGCAGACAGCTCGCTTCCCCGGCACCCGCTGGGTATGTTCCCTGACCTTTAATAACCTGACGGATGAAAAATCCAGACGTATTGATGCTCTGGTGGCTTCGCTTGATGGTGAGTATGGCAGGGTAAAAGTCCGTGACTGGGGGCGAAGTGGCAGAGCGCCAGCTGGCGTGCCTGTTGTTGATGGCGCTAATCAGACAGGGTTTCAGCTTCAGAGTAAGGGCTGGACGCCGGGAACAGTGGTGCTCAGACAGGGCGATTATTTCACTGTTAACGATGAACTGAAGATGGTTACAGCCGACGTGACGAGCGCGGCGAACGGTACCGCAATGATTATATTTGCGCCTATGTTGCGTAGCTCGCCACCTGCTAATGCCGTCATCGAGGTCGCGAAACCTTACGGCATTTTCAAACTGAAGGATAACCAGCAGGGTGCAGGTAACCGCGTGCCGGGTGTTTTTACCAGTTACACGCTGGAGCTTGAGGAGGCATTTTAATGCTTTATTCCCCTTTTTCTGATTCGATGGTGGACTGGTTATCCCGCGACAGGGTGACGGTCGCGATCGCCGCCAATATTCAGTTTGAATCCGGTACCGTCTATGTGCATTCCGGCACCGGGACGCTGGTTCTTGGTGGATATGTCTATTATGGCATGGGGCGCATGGGGTCTGTTGATGATGCCAGTGAAACCAGCACGACCAGCCCCACGCAGGTCAAAATGACCCTCTCAGGTCTGGATATGACCCTCTTTGCCACCACGCTGAATGAGCGATGCGTTGGCAGAAATGCCGAAATCTATCTGGTGGCCATGGATGATAACGGTGTTGTCCAGGTTGCCGATCTCCTGTTTAAAGGGCGGGTATCCAGTACGGGGGCGACCGCTGGCGGGACGAACGCCCTGCAGTACACCATCAGTAATATTTTTGAAGACTGGCAACGTCCTTTCCCCGATCGCTATACCGATGAATCGCAGCAGGCTGCTTATCCCGGCGACCGCATATTCCGGTATGTGGCGCAGATGTCTGAACGTTCGATTTACTGGGGCAGTAAAAAAGATGCACCAGGATTTACCTATAAGTGAGGAAGCATGAAGCATCCGGACTGGCATAACAGATTAATCACCGTAATAAGGGCCGCTGAAAAGCGGCCTTTTTTATGGGGCAGTCATGACTGCTGCCTGTTCGCGGCGGACTGCGCTCAGGCCATGTGCGGCGAGGATTTTGCGGCAGGCTGGCGCGGAACCTACGACAGCGAGCATGGGGCTAAAAAGGCGATATTGCGCGGTGGCGGTTCGCTTGAAAAGGTGCTGGCCCGTTATCTCGATGAGGTGCCGGTGAAGCTGGCGCAGCGAGGGGATATTGCCGTGGTTGAAAATGCCGGTGCGCGATGTGCCGGGGTGGTGTATTCCGGCGTTGTGTGGGTGCCTGGCGAAAATGGTCTTGTCAGTCTGCGGGTTAAACCGTTGAGTGTATGGAGGGTGCGTTAATGCCTGCTGCTGTTCCTATTGTTGCCACCATTGCCGCAGGTGTGGCAGCGGCAAATGAAATGTATGCCATTGCGATGGTTATCACCGTCGCCGCACAGATTGCCACTCAGGCGCTGACCAAGACCCCGTCGCTGAATTCCTACCGTGATACGTCTGAACGTAAACAGGTTCTGCGCGCTGCGGCCAGTGCCAAAACCGTTGTTTACGGTCGCTCAACGTCGGCGGGCACTTTGTTCTTTTCCGAAGAGCAGGCTGGCGAACAGGATGATGGCGAAATGCTGCATCTGGCCATTGCCCTGGCGGGGCATCCGTTATCCGGCGTACAGACTGTCTGGCTGGGTGATGAGCCGATCAGTAGCTATCCTGAGCATGCCTTTTTCGAGCTGCACACCAATCGCCAGACGGCGGACCCGTACATGCTGGAAAACTGCCCGTCATGGAAAGAAGACATGATCGGGAAAGGGATCTCCTGGCTGCGCGTATCCCTGAAGTTCAACGCTGAAAAATTCCCGGCAGGTATCCCTAACATCAAGGTCGAAAAGCAGGGGCGGGCTATTTATGACCCGCGCACAGGTTTAACGGGTTACAGCAATAATGCGGCGCTGGTTATCCTGGACTATTACCGCAATTACCTGAAAGTGCCCGACACCGATATTCTCTGGGACCAGTTTAAGGACGCGGCGAATATCTGTGATGAAGATGTGATTACTGGCGGTAATACCGTTGAGAAGCGCTATACCATCAACGGTGAGTTCGATCTCAGTGAAAACAAGGTCAGTATTCTTGAAGGGATGCTGGCAGCATGCGCCGGGGATGTAACGTATACCGCGGGCAAACATGGCCTTCTGGTCGGGGCTTATTATGGTCCTGCGACAGAGGTGATCACTGAGAGCCAGCTGGCCGGTGATATCGAAATCATGCCGGAAGTCTCTCAGGCGGAACGTGTTAACACTATCAAGGGGACATTTGTTGATCCGCAGCAGGGCTATACCGAAGCGGATTTCCCATCAGTGTCTGTCAGTGAATGGGTGACGGAAGACGGCGTGGAAATATCGCAGGATATGAAGCTGCGATTTGTGACCTCTGAATTTCAGGCCCAGCGGCTGGCTGACGTGAAGTTAAAGCGCACCCGCATCGCCAGAACCATGAACGTTACGTTGAACCTGAGCGGATATCGTTACCGTCCGGGAATGTATGTGAAGGTGAATTTCCCGTCTATCGGTATTGTTAACGTTGAGATGCGGGTAACGGACTGGAAATTTGGCGTGCAGAACGGTGTGCAACTGACGCTGAAGCAGGAAACGGCAGATGTCTGGGGCGATGCCATTGGTAAACCGATTGAGCGACCGCCGTTCACTCAGTTGCCATCAGGCGGAGTGGCGCAGCCGCAGAACCTGAAATATACCGTGGAGGAAATCGGTCAGGTCGTACAGGGCATTTTGTCCTGGCAGAATATCGGGCAGGTGGTTTACAACAAAGTGATCATTCGCCGCAATGGTCAAATGGTCATGTCCGTCCAGGTTCCGGGGACGTTTACGCGTCTTACCGGGTTACCGAAAAACACCTACACAGCCCACGTTATTGCCGTAAACCAGATGGGAGCCGAGTCGCCAGAAGGATATCTGGAATTCAGTATCGAAGCCCCGCCAGCACCTTCCCATGTTGATATTGAACAGGGTTTCTTTGCCGTCACGTTGATCCCGCGTCTGGCTGTAATTACCAGTGTTTCCACACAGTTCGATTTCTGGACGTCTGGCGAAACAAAGCTACCCAACACCTCAACAGCCACGGTGGAAGGGAATTCCAGCCGCGAGGGGATGGGAACGACCTGGACAAGTAATCAGTTAAAGATCGGCCATACCTATTACTGGTACATCAGGACGATAAATGCCTTTGGCGCCTCCGGATTTATCGAGGTTCCGGCATTGTGTTCTATGGACACAGGCGGTTTGTTCGATCTCATTGATGACGGGATACAGAAGTCAGATGCGTTCCAGAATGTTAAAAATGGCGTTGATACTAACCTGCAAGGCGTTATGGAAAATGCACTGGCGAACCATGGCACAGTAGAACATCAGTGGATGCAGTACGGCGAAGTTCGCGCTGAAATCCTAGTGGTTAAAACAACCGTTGCGACAGCCGAGCAGGGGCTCGCTGACCTGTCCAGTTATGTTCAGGCGTCAATCGGACCAGAAGGCACTTTGACTGCTGCGGTTAACCAGAAACTGACCGCTGAAGTAAATATTGATGGAACGGCAAAAGCTTCTTATGTCACTAATCTCGGCATTGTCAGGAATGGAGTGAAATACAGCACCGGGTTCGGTATGTCGATTGAGCCATCGGGGAACAGCTATAAATCCACAGTGGTTTTTGCTGCTGATCAGTTTGGTATTTATTCCGGAAGTGATCCGGGCAACTACACTGCTGCGTTCTTTGTCTATAACGGACAGGTATTTATCCGTGATGCACTAATTCAAGATGGCAGTATTACCAATGCAAAAATTGGTAATTATATCCAGTCGAATAACTTCGTTGCTGGCTCAGCTGGCTGGCGCATTGATAAAAATGGAAACGCTGAATTGCATGGGAAACTCTATGCCGACAGCGGGAATTTCTCTTTTAACGGGATAAATAACAAAGTCGTAATCGATGGTTATGGACTTCTCGTTAATCTGACAAATGGTGGGAATGTTCAGATCGGCACATTCAGGGGGTAATAATGTCGGAGGGGATTTTTATTAATTACAACGACGGCCGTCCGGTGATGGCAATTACTGCGGGGTTGCGTGCCCCCAGTTTTTGCACAACGTTCTCGGGCTGGTCATCCCAGTCAATGCAGTACCCGGTCAATACGCCACTTGTTCCCGGCTCACTGGCTATCGTGGTGCCCACCAATCCCATTTACATCTATTCCTTCGCTGAATTTGATGTGGCCATTATGACAGGAGTCACCAGAAACGGGGACGCCGGGGTCATCATTGGTGCTGAGACAATCGGTGGTAAAGCCCTTACTCCGGATTGGTCAGGCTACGTCATGGAGCTGCTGCCCGCGGTAACTTATAACGAAGGGCTGTTTGTTTCAAACTCGACTGACTTCACCGCCATATCCAATCAGGCCGCGCTGATGACCTGCGCTTATTCCGGGCGCATTACGGTTAACGGCAGCGCGCCGCTTCCGGTGGGCGGTATTCCTTTCGGTAAATGGGATAACCCGAATGTGTCGGTGGGGTTTGATGGCGGCAATATCATCGTTCGCGATATTTCCTACACCGGGCGGGACGATGTGGCCGGAACGGCGACGATAGACCTGGTGATATTCAATCAGACAGCACCAGTCGGTGGCGACGGTATCACAATGACCAACGCCGCAGGCCAGGTCACGTTCTCCACGCTGAAACGCCCGTTTGTCTATGACCGCCAAATTCAGATTACTGACGCATTTCAGGATATTGGCGGTGGATTCTGCCAGATAGTCTATACCGGCGTTCAGGTACGAATGATAGGTGGATGGGGAAATATCAGAACCAAAGGCGTGGTCATGTCTGGCGGTAGCGTCCGGTCAGCCTACAACAAAGTATTTGCGGACCGCAATTCTGGTGCATGGGATATGACCCGTAACAGAAATATCGCCATGCCCATTCTTATTCTTCCGAACATGTATTAAGGAACCACCATGTCTGCAGGTGTTATTCAGTTAACTCATAACTCAGCAACAGTTCTTGGCTATCAGACCTCTTTTAGTACGACGCTTCAGCCTGGCGACTTTGTCGTTTCTGTGGTGGGCGGCATAGCCTACACCCTTCCGGTAAAATCCATTGAGAGCAATGATTCGCTGACACTGGTCAGTGCCTTTACTGGTCCGACAGCAAATAACCTGGCCTGGGATGCCGTTCCTCGTGTGGCGCTGAATATGGTTACTGCCGCAATGGTCGTTCAGAATACCCAGGCGCTTCTCGGTCTGAATTACGACAAACAGAACTGGCAGCAGGTATTCAGCAGCAGCGGAGATGTCACGGTAAAATTGCCGGATGGCAGTTCATTCACCGGACCAGCATGGGGCGGTATTGCGTCCACACTGAGTGGCCTGGCAAAGAAAGGTGATAACTCTGACATTACCAGCCTTACCGGGCTCACTACCCCGTTGTCACTTACCCAGGGTGGGACGGGGGCGAAAGATGCTGCAGGTGGACGGCAGGCGCTGGAACTGAAATCGGCAGCGACAAGAGATGCCGATGATTCATTAAAAAATTACCAGTCAGGGGAAAAGCTTATAGCCATGCAGGCTGTGACTGATTTTCGTTTAATCTCTGCATATGATTCGATGGAGAATTATCCAAAGGGGATATCAGGAGGACTGACAAAAGGTTCGAGTCTCCCACAATCTGGGTTTGGTGCCACGGATGCAGTCGGGCTGATTAATAACCGGGGATGGCATGATCAGTCAGGGGCTGATACATCTTTTCAGATTGCCTGTAAGGGTATTAATATCGGTTTCCGTGGGGCAGCACTGGCTGGTGGTGCATGGTATTTCTCCCGATTTTATAAATTAAGAACTGAGGCAAATACAACCGTAGACAGCAACGGTTTTATCAAGCAGGCATCACCGATCGTCAATATTTTTGGAAGCGGAAAATTTACTACCAATGAGGAATCGGAAGGAGTCTCTGTCATCAGGACTGCGAAGGGCGAGTATCTCATAAACGGATGTATCGGTCTGAGTTCTGATGCAGCATGGGGGGGTATCGATGGTGGTTTCGAAATCCCAGTCGACAGAAACAAGCAGCCCCGCATCTGGCTGGATTACAAAGTCAATGCTGATGGTTCAATCTTGGTCAGGACATATCACCGGGTTTATCCCTCAGCCCCACCGTTTGCTCAGAACAGAATAGGGAACACTGATATTAACGGTGTATTTACTGAGACAGTAGCTGACGGTGAGCCAGTCGACATCCCGGCGGATTCTTATGTTTCCGTACGTGTGGAAATGCCGGAAGACAGCATCTGGCAACAGAGACTAAGAGAGGCGAAAGAGTCACAGGAGGCTATGATAAAAGCTGAACTTGAACGCCTGCAAAATCAGCAGGAGGCTCAGTAGGACAAATTGACAGGTGCCGCAGCCACGCCGTATGCAAGAGCATGGCTGCGACCGACTGGCTAACGTTCGATAGTGTGAGTATTGAATGATTGCCAGTCGCTGCGGATTGTACTTAAGCAATATGACGGTTCAAGGCGTTTAATCTGAAACCAGCCACATATCAGCCTCTTCAAACATTTCCTGAACAGTACGGCTTATCTGTTCCTTCTCATGCTTGCTGGCGTCAGTGTTGATCGCCGGCAGTGTCATCATCGGTTTAACCCGAACATCAGCATCGGGGAAGATCCGGTGAACCCTCCTGGTCAATTCGCCCAGAATGATATCTTTTGCACCTGGCAGACCATCAAAATTCCTTTTGTCATAAACGAGTTCCACGAACATTGCCTATTGCCTCTTTACTGGATGGATATACAGTATTTATACTGTGTTTTTATCCGGTATTCAAGAGAGGGCGTAAACATGGGCTTTCCTTCACCTGCGGCAGATTACGTTGAAACAAGGATCTCCCTCGACCAGCAGCTAATCAGCCAGCCCGCAGCGACTTATTTCATGCGGGCATCTCGTTCACATTTCAGAGAAGGGATACTGCAGGGGGCGCTGCTTGTGGTAGATGCGTCCCTTACTGCCTGCGATGGCTCGCTGCTGATATGCGCGATAGACGGAGAATTCAGGATCAAGCGATATCGGACTCATCCTCAGCCCCACCTGGTTAATCTGGATAACGGGAGAATGGAATCGCTGCCAGCAGATGATGACGGTTACAGTTCTGCACCCGCTATATTCGGGGTGATCACCTACATCATTAATGATGCAAGGCTGGGGGAGTTTGATGACTGTCCCGTCATGTGATGGCAAAAACAAAAAAGCCCGCACGGGCGGGCAATGACATGCTAATTTTGTGTTCAAATTTATTATGTGCGAGTTGAGTATCGGCATTAACAATGATTAATTTAGTGCTGATTAAAAATGATTCTTAGCAAGGAAATTAATTTCGAGTGATTACGGAGAGTGACAGTTTCTGTGTCGTATGTATTTTGCATTTTTTAAGAACGATGCCCTCGCAAAAGGAGCAAAAAAAAGATGTAATCCACCTGATTTAAGAGTAGGTTTTGTTTAAGTTCTTTTGGAAACAGTTGGTTGTTGAGATTAAAAAAAATAGTAAAGTTTAATTGATTGATGACGATAACTTGAATGACACAGGCAAGCCTGGCGTAATAACCAAAAAGGAATATTTTATGGCACAAGTTATCAATACAAACAGCCTGTCGCTGTTGACCCAGA